AACTACGCAGACCATAGGGACATCTAATGGAGTTACAACAGGTACTATTACAAACAATGGTCAGCAGTCATCTAACCTAACATGGGACACTAATGGCGTAACGCCAGGAACTTACTACTATATTTGTCAGTTCCATGGTGGCATGTCTAATAGCATCATTGTAACTTAAGGCATAAATAAACAAGAGCACTAGTATTTACTGGGAATAAATGGCTGATCGTTTTCCGTTAATTGTCAACTCTGTATCAAAGAAGATTGAAGAACTGGTATCGGGTGACAACTTAGATCTTACTGGCAATGGTATTGTTGTTAGTACAGACACTGGTGCAGGAAAATATTTAACAAGTGATGGGACTACAGTTTTTTGGGGAAGTCCTGGCGATGTATATCTGACACAAACTCAAACAATAACAAATAAAACACTAGAATCTAGTGTTATTTCAGGTGCTCTCAACACATTATCTGATATACCAAACAGTGCTTTAGTTAACTCTGGTATCACAGTCAATAGTATTACAATTCCTCTTGGTGGATCTGTAGTAACACCTGATAACAATACTACCTATACTGTTTCTGCTCAAGATGGTCTATCAGCATCTGAAAAAATTATACGTTTAACTTCTGGTGGTAATTTTGGTGCTGGTGTTAATGATGATGTTGTTTTAGCTGTAGGAGTACCAACAACAGTTCCATCTGGATCAAATACAGTATCTTTATTCCTTGATAGAGTAGGAGATAAGGTAACTGTATCTGGACATGTCGTAGACAACAATACAATCACAACACTTAATGCACCTGGCGGAACTAATACCTCTGGAGCAATTAACTTTACATCTACTGGTGCTGCTACAGTCTCTATGACTGGTAGCACTATTAATGTTGATGCTCTTGATACTGATACTAGAACTAAAATTCGTGCAGGATCTGGTGGTACATACGGTCCTGCTGATACACAGCAAGGACTGTTTACATTTTTAGATGGAACAGGAACTGTCGTTGCTCAAGGTGTTGATGGTAGTGGAGATCCTACTATCACTTATACATCTACTGATAATGTAACTCAAATTCGCGGAGGATCTACTGGTACATACACACCAACCGCAACTGGAACTGCAGTAACACAAATTTCTATTGAAGGTGGAAGTGCTCTTGGTGGAAATACACAGGTAACTCAGAGTGGAAATACTATCCTTATTGATAGCACAGATACAAATACTATTACTAAGGTTGGTAGTGATAACAATGGAAGTCCTATCGCACCAGCAGCTGGAGATTTTATTTTTAAACAAGCTGGTGCAACAACAGTTACACAAACCACAAACAATAGTGGTCAAGTTGAGATCACGGTCAGTTCTGTTAACAGTGATACTGGTGCTACTCTGACTGCTAGTAATGGTATTCTTCTATCATCTTCTGATTTTAGATTAAAAAATGCTAGTAACCTTGGTGGTAACAAAGTATTAAAATGGGATGATGGTAACGCTCAATTAGCAAATAGTATTATCTCAGATGACGGAACTACAGTAACCATTGATGGTGACTTGATAGTTGAAGGAAACCAAACCATTCTTAATACCAGCATTCTTCAAGTAGAAGATAATATAATTGAACTTAGAAAAGGAACTAGCATTGTTGGTGCTGACGGTGGTATTCAAGTCAACAGAACCACAGATGGTAGTGGTGTTGTAACTTCCTACAAACAAATACAGTGGCATGAGTCTGGAGGTTATTGGAGATCTTGGGATGGATCTGTTGAGCAAAGACTAGTAACAGAAACAGAGACTCAAGTTCTTACAAACAAAACTTTAACTAATCCAACATTCACAACACCAACTCTTGGTGCAGCAACTGCAACTAGCATTAATGGATTAGAGGTTGCTTCTACTGCCTCTGCTGTTCTTGACATTCAATCTGGTAAGACAGTTGATATTAATAATGACCTAACACTTAAGACAGATAATACCACAGGTAATACTAACGTAAACTTTAGAGTTGGTGGAGATGTTGCTTTTAAATCAGATACACTTGCATCGTTTGCTTCTACCACATCAACTCAGTTAAGAACTTTAATCAGTGGAACCACTGGTGTTGACGATCTTGTTTTCCAAACTAGTCCTGTTATCTTAACTAGTTTAGTAACTACATCTACTGGTTTTGCTTTACTTAATTCTGGTGCTCAGTCAATTCAGTTTGGTGGAGCTGCAACTGCAATTGATATGGGTTCACAGTCTGGTACTGTAACTGCTAATGGTGATTTAGTAGTAGGAAAAGATTTGACAGTTGGTACTGCCAACACTGATCTATTTCAATGTAATGCTAGAATTGATGTTGCTAACTCTGATATTTTAATCAGAGGTGGTACATCTGATCCAATGACTGTTGGTAGAGGAACTAGTGCAGTTGCAAGCAACACTGCAGTTGGTAAGCAAGCGTTGTTATCTGTAGTTTCTGGATCTCAGAATAGTGCAGTAGGCTACGAAAGTTTGTTAACAGTAAATTCAGGTGCTGGAAATACTGGTTTTGGACATCAGGTATTGAGATCTACAGGTGTCGGTGATGGAAATACCGCAATGGGTCGTGGTGCAATGCTCAGTAATCTTTCAGGAGATAACAACGTTGCATTTGGATCTAATGCACTTGAGACAAATACTGTCGGAAATGCTAACGTCTGCCTCGGATATTTTGCAGGATACAATGTTGCTGGTAGTGGAAACGTTCTCATAGGTCCTGCTGATAGTGGAAACCCAGTCAACGATGCTACTTATTCTCCATTGAATCCTTCTGGAGATAGACAACTTGTTATTGGATCTGGTACTGAGTTCTGGGTCAGAGGAGATTCAAACTTTGATGTTACTGTTAGTAATGATCTTACAGTTAATACTGATCTTACTGTTAAGGGTGACTTAGTAGTAAATGGAGTCACTACCACCATAAAATCAAATACTCTTGAAGTATCTGATAAAAATATTGAACTCGCTAAAGTTGTTAGTACACAGTTTACATGTACTACTGCTGATGGATCAGCAAACATCTCATCTATTTCACCAACACTAGGATTGATTCCTGGCATGGTTGTTACATCTAACACTGCTGGTGTTAGTGTTCCTAACAATACAACAATCGTATCTATTTCCTCAAATACTGCTGTACTTTCTAACAATGTAACAGGTACAGGTACACCAACCTTCAGTGCCATAGGTCCTTCTGATACTGCAGCTGATGGTGGTGGTATTATTCTTGACGGAACTACAGACCACACATTTACATGGTCTAATGCTAATGACTCTTGGCAGTCTTCTGAGAATATAGACATTGCTAACGGTAAGACCTACAACATTATTGATGGCAATGGAAATGCACGTCAAATGTTGAGTTTGACTCAAATAGGACCTACTGCAGGAACTGGTGTCGTTGCTGGTCTTGGAAGTGGTGTTACCAGTTCTGTTCTAACTTCTGTTGGAAGTCTTACTACATTAGATGTTACTGGTGATATTAGTTGTGGTAGCAGCATTGGTATTAACGGTTCTGGGGGAAGTGCATATCCTCTTCACGTTCATTCTGGACAGAAGTATCTTGTCGGATTAAAAAATACTGCTGCTACTGATAGCAACAATCCAGATCATCCTTGGCTCGTTCACGATACGGTAGATAGTGAGAGTGCTCTCATTGTTCACTTCAACGGAGTTGGAGACAGACTTGTAATAAAAGAAGATGGTAAGATAGAACCTAATGCAGATAACACACAAGATCTTGGATCAACTACTAAGAGGTGGGCAAACGTCTACTCTGCTGACGTTCATCTAAACAATACAGGAACTGGTGGTAACGATGTAGATGGATCTGAGGGTAGTTGGACAATGCAAGAGGGTGCTGATGATCTATTCTTAATCAATAGAATCACTGGTAAGAAATATAAGTTCAACTTAACTGAAGTCTAGTATGGCATACTTTGGAGATGGATCAAACTTAACAGGCATCACTGCATCACAGATATCAGGGTCACTTGGTGGTGCTTGTGCTTCTGGTGGAGGATCTGGATCTACAGATCAGACAAGTTATCAAAATGTTGTTAGTGTTACGATCACTCCTACTCAAAGTAATTCTTATATGTTAATTATGGCAACAGGAGTTGTGCAAGGCAGAGCTGGTAATAATTCTAACAATAGTAGCACAGGATATGCTCAAGTTACGAGAGATACTACACAAATAGGAAGTGAAATTACAGCACCAACAAGCACTAAACCATTTACTCAATCAATTTTAGACACAAATAATCATGGAGGTAATGCTGTTACATATAGATTGAGACTTAAAAATGGTCCTGATTCTAACTTTACAAAAATTGCTAGAATGGGTTGTGCTTCGGGCACTAGTGCCAACACTGTTCAAGGTAATGCTACACTCACAATTTTAGAAATTCTGCAATAAACACATGGCATATTTCGGTGACGGATCAAATTTAACTGGGGTATCAGGAATACCATCAGGGTTCATAGGTTTGTGGTCTGGTGCTACAAATGCAATTCCATCTGGATGGGTATTGTGTGATGGTAATAATGGCACACCAAATTTACGAGACAGATTTGTTGTAGGTGCTGGTTCTAGTTACAGTGTTGATGATACTGGTGGTGCTGCTAATGTGACCCTTACAATAAATCAAATTCCTTCTCACAATCACAGTTATACAATGATTAACTTTGACCAAGGTTCTGCTGGTGGTGCTTCTTCATATGGTCAAGGCACCTCTTCTGTTTCTACAGGTAATAAAGGTGGAGGACAGTCACACGAAAACCGACCACCATACTATGCGTTAGCATACATAATGAAAACCTAATCACAAGACTCATGCCTTATTTTGGAGACGGATCAAATTTAACCTCTGTACCTGG